TTGATTCGGGCTGGAATACAGTCAAAGATGATGGGACTATTTTGGGCAAACACGCTAATAAACAAGATGCGATAGATCAGATGGTTGCAGTTAGTTTGGCTGAGAAGATTCCTGTTGGCGGTGAATTGAAACGCGCTGTTGCTTCTGGTTCTTATAGTCCGCCTGAAGGTGTTGCTGTTGCGGCTAAGCGTGCGTTGCAGTGGATTGCTGATGGTTTGGCTGGGGCTGGTTTTACTGCTGTTGGAAGGGCTAGAGCTAATCAACTTGCTTCGGGTGCAGATGTTTCTGCTGATGTTGTGAATCGTATGATTAGTTATTTTGCTAGGCATGAAGTAGATAAAACTGCTGTTGGTTTTGATAATAGGGATGAAGGTTTTCCTTCTGCTGGTCGTGTTGCTTGGGATGCGTGGGGTGGCGATGCAGGTCAAACTTGGGTGAATGGTTTGCCTAGTGAGTCTGCTGTTCGTGCTTTGAGTGGTGCGATTGGTATTTCTGATTTTGATGATACTTTGTATGTTTCTGGTGGTTTGAATCAGAATGTTTATTCTTACATTGAATCGCAGGATGTTGATTTAGTTGTTGTTACTGGTAGGCATGAATCAGATCGTGAAAACACTACTGCTTTATTGAATAAACTTGGAGTGGACTATTCGGAGTTGATTATGCAACCTGATAATCAGAATGATAGTGCCGCCTATAAGGGTGCTGTTGCATCAAAGTTTTTAGCTGATGGTTTGGATGTGGTGTTTGTGGTTGAGAATAATGCTGAAGCTCGTAAAGCGTATAAGGATGCTGGTGTGGCTGTTGTTTTGAATCCAACTGATTTACCTAAGTTGAATAGTGTTAGACAAATGGAAGGTTCGGCTATGTCTGAATTGCAGGATAAGGCTTACAGTTTGAAGGGTGATGCTTTAGAAACTATTGCTCAGCTCGCTAAGACTGTTTATGAGTTGTGTGAGTTGATTGATGAAGCGGCTGTGGTTGAACCTGTTGTGCCTGCTGACCCTAATGCTGACCCTGCTGTTGATCCTTCTATGTTGCAGGTGGATAGTGGGCGTTTTGTTGAACCGGCTAAGGTCGCTGAGTTGCATGAGCGTGGTGAGAGAGTAACTAAGGGTATTGAGCGCAGACAAGGTTTAACTGATTTTGAAGTTCGTCAAGAAGGCGATGGCATGACTTTGCGTGGTTATGTAGCCGTATTTAATTCACCTTCTCAGCCTTTGCCTTTTACTGAAACTATTGAACCTGGTGCTTTTAGAGATTCACTCAATTCTCGTAACGACATCAAACTTTTGTGGAATCACGATACTGGCACTGTTTTAGGTTCAACTAGGGCAGGCACTTTACAACTTTCTGAAGATGATAAAGGTTTGCTTGCAGTGGCTTCATTGCCTGATACAAACGCTGGGCGAGATGCAGCAGTCTTGATTAAGAGAGGGGATGTAACTGGTTTTAGTTTTGGTTTTCGTGTGCCTGCTGGTGGCGATACTTGGCCTACCGCTAACACGCGTGTTCTAAAGCGTGTAAACATTCACGAAGCAAGTTTGACTGCGTTTCCTGCTTATCTTGGCACTGAAGGTTCAGCGAGTGTTAGAGCTATAACTGAACTTGCTTCTAAGATTGCTCGCCTTGCTGAGATTCGTGGAGTGTCTGCTGAAGAACTAACTGATGCGCTTTTGGCTTTAGAGTCCGGTGATGAACTTACTGAGCGTCAAGGTGAATTGCTTACAGACACTTTAGGTAAGGTTTTGAAGCAAGACCCTGAAGTTACTAACCCTAATGCTTTGCTTGAGTTGAAGAAGAAAGAACTTGATTTGCTGATGAAGCGAGTATAATTAGACTTGCTCCTTCTGGTGTTGGAAGCTAAAAAAGAAACTATTCTTTCCCCCTGATTTGTCCCAGGGGGTTTTCTTTTATCTTGTATAAATGTTTGGTATAGACTTTATTTATCGGGTGCGTTTATCCCCTGATTCTGGATATGTGAGTTTATCTCTGATCTAAAAACATCCCCTATTTATGTTCTTGAAAGGAACAAACCTAATGAGCGATTTTATTGCTAAACAGGTTGATGCTAAGGCTAAGGCTTGGCACGAAGCTAAGGAACTGATTGATTCAGTTGAAGCTCGTGGCGGCGCATGGTCTGGTGAAGATGAAAGCAAGTATGCTTCTCTAACCGCAGACATCAACAAAAGAAATGAACTAATCGAGCTAGAGCAGCGTGAAGCAAAAACTTCTGAAGCTATGGCTAAGGCTGCTATTGATTTCAAGGATGCAACTGTTTCAGATAATGAGTCAGACATTCTTCGTAAGATGGCTTTGGGTGAGATTCGTGGTTATGAATTCCGCGCAATCACCGGTTCAAGCACTGGCGCACCAGTCCCTACTTCTTTCTACAATGAGATTGTTAAAGTTGCAAGACTTGTTAACCCGCTGCTTGAATACGCTACTGTAATCAACACTGCTTCTGGTGAGAACCTTCAGATTCCTTCACAGTCTTCATTCTCTACCGCAACTATTGTTGGTCAGGGTGTTGCTGTTGGAACTTCTGAGCCGGCGTTCAATGCCTTCAGCACTCTTGGTGCCTTCAAGTTCTCGGCTTTATCACAACTTTCACGCGAGCTTATTCTTGATGCTGGTGTGGACATTGTTGGTTTCTTAGCTGAACAATTTGGTAACGCTTTCGGTTATGCGATTGGCGACAAGATTGTTAACGGAACTGGAACTGTTGAGCCTACTGGTTTCCTTGCAGCAGCAGGAACTGGTGTAACTGGTTCAACTGGTGTAACTGGTGCTTTCACTGCCGACAACATTGTTGACCTTGTTTACAGCCTTGATGGTGCACTTCGTTCAAAGCCTACCTTTGCGATGCTTGCAAACAGCACTTCGATTGCTGCATTGCGTAAGCTCAAGGACTCTTATGGTCAATACCTATTCAACATTGGAACTGGTCAGGATACTCGCGACCTAGTTCTTGGTGTAAAGGTTATTGAAACCCCTGCAATGCCTTCTCCAGGAGTAGGTGTAAACTCACTTGCTGTTGGTGACCTAAAGGCTTTGTATGTTCGTAACGCTGGTGGCCTAGACATCTCTAGATCAGATGACTATGCTTTCGGTAACGACCTTGCTACTTGGCGTGCAACTTGGAGATTGGACTCAAAGCTAGTTCAGACTGCAAACATCAAGAAGTTCAAGGGTGGCGCAAGCTAATACCTGCTTCATTGAGAAACCCCCTGAACTCAAAAGGTTTGGGGGGTTTTTCTTATAGAGTATTTGCATGACTTCTAAAGCGTGTATTTCTTGGTATAGCAATTCTTTGAATCAGCCGACTGGTTATGGCACTCAATCTAAACAGGTTATTCAGCGTTTAGTTGCTGATGGCCATAAGGTTGCGATGCTTTCTAACTATGGTGGTGAAGGTGTGAATAGCACAATTGAAACAGGTGCAGGTTTGATACCGCATTACAGTCGTGGAATGAATCAGTATTCAACTGATGTAATGCCTTTGAACTTTGCTCACTGGTCAGCAGAAAATCCTAGCCTACCTAATTTTTTAATCACTTTGTATGATACTTGGGTTCTTCACGATAATCCTGCTTTAGATGCTATTCCTATTGCTTCTTGGACACCTATTGATCATCAGCCTGCGCCTGAGAATGTTTTGAAGTGGTTGAAGAAACCTAATGTTACCCCGATTGCTATGTCGCAGTTTGGTAAGGCGATGATTGAGAACGCAGGAATTGAAAGCGAATACATTCCGCATGCTATTGATACGACTGTGTTTAAGCCGACACCTAATTTGCCTGAAGGTATTAGTGGGCGTGAGTTTTGCGGTGGTGAAGATAAGTTTATTGTTGGCATGAATTTTGCTAATAAGGCTGGTGGCTTTATTCATCGTAAAGCTGTGGCCGAAAACTTTTTGGCGTTTGGTATTTTTGCTCAAAAGCATAAGGATGTGATGCTTTATCTTCATACTGAACCTTATGGGAAGCAGTCTGGGTTTGTGTTGCCTAACATTCTTGCTGCGTGTGGTGTGCCTGCCGAGCAAGTGAAGTTTGTTGATCCAATTGCTTATCAGTATGGGATTAGTCAGGAAACTTTGGCTGCTATTTATTCGGGCTGGGATGTGGGTTTGTTCACTAATTATGGTGAAGGGTTTGGTGTGCCACAGATTGAAGCGCAAGCCTGTGGTGTGCCTATTATCACTAGCAACTTTGCTGCTTCTGCCGAGCTTGCTTCGCCTGATTCTTTCCTAGTAAATGGACAACCTTTTTGGGATGCAGGGCAACACACTTGGTTCAATGTGCCTAATGTTCAGGGTATTGTTGATGCGCTTGAGCAGGCTTATCAGCGGGGTAAACAAACTTTTGCAGACACGCTTGCTTTTGCTCAGAAGTATGATGCGAATAAGGTTTATCAGGAAGGTTGGAAGCCACTGATCAAGAAGTTATCTGAGCAGTGATTCCTGTTTTAGGGTTTCTTACTTACAGCAAGTTTGATTTAGCCGACAGACTTTTGGCGAGTATTGATTATCCGGTTGAGCATTTAGTTATTGTAGATAATTCTGGTAAGCGCAGTTATGAACCTGTGAAGCCTGATTTGGTTCAGAATCTTTGGTTGATTCAAGTGCCTTTTGGTTTGGGTTATGGTGGTGGACTAAATCTGATTGTGAAGAGCACACCTTTTGCACCTTACTGGTTGCTAGTAAATGATGATGCTGAGTTTGCGCTTGGTGCGTTAGAGAAGATAGCTGATAAAACTGATACTGAGGCAATCAACTTTTTGAGCATTATGCCTAAATGGAGTGGCTTTGTTTTGGGTGAAGGTGCAGTGTTGAAGGCTGGTTTGTTTGATGAGCGTTTTCATCCAATCTATTTTGAAGATAATGATTATGAGCGCAGACTTGAAGCGGCGGGGGTGAAGGCAAACTTTATTTATGCGACTTTAAGACACGATAATTCGAGCACCCTAAATTCGGGGTTTCACTCTCAGAATGATTTGACTTACGCTCGCAACAGCAAACTATTTCAGCAGAAAGTCGCAGATAATGATTTGACTGAAGGGGCTTGGAGTTTACAGGTTAGGCGGGATAATTCGTGGGAATGATTGTTTATACTGGTGGAACTTTTGACTTGTTTCATAGCGCTCATGTGCGCTTTCTGAAGGCTTGTAGAAGGCTTGCGGGCGCTGATGGTGATGTTGTAGTTGCTTTGAACACTGATGCCTTCATTGAGGCGTATAAGGGCTCTGCGCCTGTGATGTCTTTTGATGAGCGTAAAGAAGTGCTTTTAGGCTGTAAGTATGTTGATGCGGTTATACCTAATATTGGTGAGGCAGACTCTAAACCGAGTATTTTGCAGGTTATGCCTGATTATGTTGTTATTGGTGATGATTGGGCTCGTAAAGATTATTATGCTCAAATGCAGTTCAGTAGGGAATGGTTAGATCAGTTAGAGATTCAGCTCGTTTATGTGCCTTACACTCCTGGCATTAGCACTACTGATTTGAAGTCCCGCATTACTGCGCGCAAGGTAAACTAGGAAAGACTTTAGGAGTTTATTTTGGCTATAACTAATGGCTATTGCACTTTAGCGGATGTGAAAGCAGCTCTAAGAATCACAGATACTATTGACGATACTTTGATTGAGAGCAGCGTAAATTCTGCTTCCAGAATGATTGACCAATACTGTAACCGCAACTTTTATTCAGGTTCAGCAGGTGAAGTCCGCTATTACAAAGCTAACGATGGTTTTGTTTGTTGGATTGATGATGCTCAAACTATTACTGAGATAAAGACTTCTAGCACTGATCCACTTATTTTTGATACAACTTGGGAATCTGGGGATTATCAGGTTTTGCCTGCTAATCGTTGGGCTAATGGTGCTTACTATCCGATAACAGGTATAACTGCTACCGATAACTATTTATTCCCTGTTTGGGCAGATATGGCGTTAGTGAAAGTTACAGGAACTTTTGGTTGGGCAAGTGTGCCTGACTCAATAAAGTTTGCGACAATCATTCAGGCTTCACGCTTATTCAAACGCCTAGAATCTCCGCTTGGTGTTGCCGGTGTTTCAGACATGGGAATTATGCGCGTAGGAAGCAACATTGATGGTGATGTGGCGCAACTAATCAATCCATTTAGGCTGCTTAGAACTGGTGCGTAATGGCTATCAGTAATCTTAGAACTGCTTTAGCAACTAACCTACAAACAATTTCTGGGCTCAGGGTTGTTGAAACTTTACCTGATGTAGTGAATCCGCCTATGGCCATGATTGGGCTAGATAAGGTGAGCTATAACAAGCAAAATAATCGTTCTATGGCTGAATATACTTTCAAAGTTACTGTGGTTATGGGGCGAGTGTCTGAGCGCACAGCTCAAAAGAATATGGATGTTTATGTTGCGCCAGGGGCAGGGTCAATCAAGTATGCGATTGAATCTGATCGCACTTTGGGTGGCTATGCTTTTGATGTGTTTGTGGCTGAAACTTCTGCCATAGGTTCTATATCTATAAATGCATTAGACTATTACAGTGCCGAGTTCTCGGTTCAAGTATTCGCAAGTTAAGGATAATAAATGGCAATCTTTGTCGCAACAGACTTCAGCGTTAGCATCAATGGATCAACTGCTTTGGCTTCATACCTTACACAGGTGGAACTAAAGACTTCAGCTAACGACATCACTACTACTGCTTTTGGTTCAACTTGGGTTAGCCGCGTTGCTGGTTTGAAGGAAGGTTCTCTTACACTTCAGTTCAATCAGGATTATGCGACTACTACTGTTGATGCTACTTTGTGGCCTTTGCTAGGAAGTAACGCAACTGTCGTTATCAAACCTACTTCTACTGCTGTTAGTGCTAACAACCCTGCTTATACTGCGATTTGCTTAGTTACTGATCTAACTCCTGTTTCAGGTAACATCGGTGATTTAGCTACATTCTCAGTTACTTGGCCAACTTCAGGCACAGTTTCTCGCGCAACAGCCTAATTTAGGTTAGGGTTATTGTATGAATCAGATAACTCTTACAATCAATTTTGTTGATGGCACTTCTTTTGAAGTCAAAACTTCTGCCGGCGATATCGTGAAATGGGAATCCTATTTCGATATTGGTGTGGATAAATTAGAAAAAGTTACTCACCTGCTCTATCTTGCTTGGCTTGCTGTAACACGCCTAAAGAAAACTGGTGAAACTTTTGATGGTTGGATTGACCTTGTTGGAGATGTGCAGGTTGCAGACCCAAAAGACTAAGCTCACTCGGTGTTGATTCTCAGCATTGGTTGATTGCTAATCTTGCGGTTGCGACAGGTATTGCGCCATCAGTTTTGCTTCAGGAAACGGATCGGATGTTGAATACTATGTTGTTTGCTTTGCAACATCAAAGGAATAATAATGGCTAGTGATGTTGTATTTGATGTTAAAGGTTTGTTGAGAGATTTAGAAGCTCTTGAACCTGGTATAACTAAGCAACTAAAAAAGGATGTTCGTAAAGTTGCCAGTCCTATGCAATCTAATATTAAGTCTGCTATTCCTTCAGTGAATCCTTTTGAATCTGTAAAAAGACCAGTTTCTAATACTCAAGGGCGTTTAGCTTGGGGTGCGGGTAAGCCTGCTAATACTGTAACTATAAGTTTTAAGACTGGGCGTTCTCGTAAGACTGCGACAACAGCGTTATCTTCTCTTGTTGTTTCTTCTCCTGCTACTGCTTTAGCGGATGTTGCTGGTAAGGGTTCAGGTGAAGTTCGCAGACCGGTAACTAATTCTTATCCGTATAAAGGTGGGGAGAGAACTCATAGGGTTACTACTCAAGGGCAAAAGATGATTCGTCATCTTCGATCTAAGCGGGCAACTAATTTTGTTTATCCTTCAGTTGAAGCAAGTCTGCCTATGGTTCAGGCTGAGATAAAATTGATTCTTGAACGCTACGCATCTAAAGTGAACAGGAAACTCAACTAATGGCTGTAATAGTAAAACTGCTTTCTAAGTTTGATGATTCAGGCATTCGTAAAGCTAAAAGCGGGTTCAGTGGGCTTAAAGGTGCTATCGGGGCAATTGGTTTAGGTGTAGGTATAAAAGAAGTTGCTGATTTACTTCTTGATTCTGCTAAAGCTGCTTCTGCTGACGCTAAATCAACAAAGATTTTGAACACTCAGTTAACTAGAAATGCTGGAGCTACTAAAGCACAAATCAAACAGTCCGACAAGTTTATTGAAAAACTATCTTTACAGACGGGAATCCTTGATGATGATTTAAGACCTGCATACGCCAAGTTTGGAAATGTTACTCATAATGTTAAAGAAGCTCAAAAACTTCTTACCATAACTCTTGATGCGGCTGCTGGTTCAGGTAAAAGTCAAACAAAAATTGCTAACGCTGTTGCCAAAGCTTACGATGGAAATACTACATCTTTAGTTGCAATGTTCCCTGAACTGAAGAAATCTAAAGATGTTTTAGGGGACTTCGCTAAAGAATATGCTGGTATGGCTGAAATCAACGCTGACCCTTTTATGAAGTTCAACAACAGTATGGACATTCTAAAAGAGAAACTTGGTGCAGTAGTTTTGCCTTTGCTGTCTGATTTTGTTGATTACATTAGTAAGCCTGGTGGGCCGATAGATCAGATGAGCGCTTTCCTTGATTCTTTCCAAGATCCTAATAGTGATGCAAGCAAAATGTTTACAGATATCAAGAACGCTGTAAAAGATGCTTTTGGTTATGTAAAAGACTTTTTTGCTTTATTTGGTAATGGTAGTGCTGTTGAAGGTTTTAAGAATATTGCTAAAGCATTAGTTATGGCTTTACCTGCTTTGATTGCTTTAAAAGCAATTATGTTTTTAAGTCAAACAGGTAAAAGTCTTGTAAATCTTGTTGCCGCTATTGCTGCTTTGCGTGGTGCAGGTGGTGGTGATGGTGGCAATATTGTTACTGGCGGTGGTAAAGGTGGTGGAAAATTAGGTAATAAACTTCCATTACTTGGAACAGGTGCATTGTTAGGGCTTGGATTAACTTTGAGTCTTTCAGGCGATACTAATCAAGCTAAGGGTGATAAAAATCTAAAAGGTATTAACCCTAAAACAGGTTATCCCTATAAGATGCCTGAGTTTGGTTCAGGGGTTTTTGCTAATGGTAAAGGTTTTTCTGGTAATCAAACAAATAATGTGACTATTAATGTGCAGTCTGCTGATCCGAAGGCTGTTGTTGATGCTTTGGGTAAGTATGTGAAAACTAATGGTGCGTTGCCTAATACTATTCTTCATAGCGGGCGATAACTCATGGCGTTGCCTACCTATGTTGTTGAATTACAGTTTGGTTCTAGCGGTTATGTTGATGTTTCAGCCTATGTGCAAAGCATTTCTAGTAATCGCGGTATTTCTAGGCAGTTAGAAGATTTTAGTGCTGGCACACTTTCAGTAACTTTTGTGAATAATGCTCGTATTTTTGACCCGCTAAACACTAGCTCTATTCTTTATTACACTACTGGTGGCTATACGATGGTTCAACCTGGGGGTAAGATTCGTGTTTCCGCAAACAGTATTAGAACGTTTACAGGATACATTCAGTCTTGGGATTTTACTTTTGATGAAGCCGGTTTAAATGGGCAAGCAACAGTTTCGGCTTTAGATCAAATGTTTAATGTGTCTAACTCAACTTTTACTGCTGGGCAGGAAGGTTCTGTTGAAGATACTGGTTCAAGAATTTTCCATGTTATGACTGCAAATGGTTTGACTAATTATATTGCGGGAGTTAATTATGGTAAAACTATTGTTGGCGATAGTGTTCACGCTGAAGGCGATAATGTTTTGACTTATTTGCAGAATGTTGCTCGGTCAGAGCCTGGCGATTTTTTTAGTAATTCTTCAGCTGTAATGGTTTTCAAGGATCGCACTTTTAGTAATCTTTCGTGGACTAATACTGTCCGCAATAATTACATGGTTTGGCCTAGACTCGCTACATCTGTTTTGCCTACTTGGGATGGTAAAGATTCGTATGCGCCTTATGGGTCTGATGGGTGGATGCTTGGTGGTCGTGGATCAGCTGTTTCTCCAAAGTATGGTTCTTCAACACCTAATTTTGCTTCCATAAACACTTATTTCAATCGTTATGAAATGTATTTTTGGGAGATAAATCCTTACAAATATAATCCTTCATATAACACTGCTGCCTATAACTACACTTTTTCTTGCTGGTTGAAGGGTAGTGCTTTACTTAGTGCTCAGGGTGGTATTGACTGGAATGTTGATTTACTTGATATTTATGGCAATACTTTACAAACTAATACTTTTACTAATGCTACTGCTGCCACATCAACTACTTGGAAACAATTTACAGTTTCTAACACTTATACCGGTGGAAGTGCTTTTGTTGGTTTGAGTGTTCGTTTCAAATCTGGTGGTGTTGGAACTTCAAACTATTTTTATGGTGATGGCTGGCAATTTGAGAACGCTACTGCTTTACCAAACTATTTTGATGGCACATATAATCCATACACTTCTTCTTCAACGCCTTATGTTTCTGGTTCAACTGTTAATAGTGTTGCTTGGTCTGGCACTGTTTATGCTTCTTATTCAGGTTTAGTTACAAGTGTTGCCACCGCTATTTCAGCTCCGACTATCTATACTTTTGCTGACCAAAACTCTCAGGGAACTGCTTATGGTAATGGCACAGGTATACCATTTACTGATTTGAGTGTTGTTTATGGTGGCGATCAGATGTATAACAGCATTTCTGTTGTTGGGGTGAACGCTACTGCTACTGCTAAAGATACTGCGCTTATAGCTCGTTATGGTTTGCGTGATTATGCTCAAACAGATAATTTGACTACTTCAGAAACGCAACCTACCACTATTGCTAATGCTTATTTATCTGCCTATAAATACCCTGAATATAGGGCTCAGCAAATTACTGTTGCTGTTGAGTCTTTGTCTAGCGCAAATCAAAATAGGGTTTTGGCGATTGAGTTGCGAGATGTTGTTAGGGTTTGTTTTCAACCTTCAGGCACTGGTGCTGTGGTTGATAAGTATTATGAAGTTTTAGGTATGGATAGTAATGCTGACCCTGAACGCCACCATATTACTTTTAGGCTTTCTAGTTTAGAAAACATTGCTTCCTTCTAGGTTGCTTTAGCAGATAGTAAACTAGGGTTTTAGGAGAATATACATGACTGAGCCGAAACCTAATAATCAGGCGTTACTGCTTCAGATTATTCGCGACATCGAAATTTTGAAGGCTAACAGTATTCAGATTTTGCAGGCTTCACAAGATCACGAAACAAGAATTAGGGATTTGGAGAAGCAAATAAATCGTAGTGCTTGGATTCCTGCTTTGATTACCGCTATTTTGACTGCTGCAAGCGTTTATTTGATTACTAAAGGATTGAAAGCATGATTAACCCTGGCACATACAATTTCAACCTTTATCAGGGCGCAGATTGGGATAGAACTTTTACTATCACTCAGTCAGGCACAGCTCTCAATTTGACTGGATATACCGCTTCTATGCAGATTAGAGAAGCCGCCGATTCAACTGCTTACTTGTTGAGTTTGGCTAGCGGTTCAGGTATTACTTTGGGTGGAACTGCTGGGACTGTTGCTGTTGCTATTACTTCTGCACAATCTTCCGCTATTGCTGCTGGTTCTTACGCCTACGATCTTGAACTTCTATCTGGTAGTCAAGTTACCCGCCTATTGCAGGGTGCAGTGAATGTTTCAGGAAATGTAACTAGATGAGTGATGTAGTTGTTTCTGTAACTGAATCAACAACTGCTGTAACTGTTAGTGAGCAGGATGTTGCTGTTGCTGTAACAGAAAACCCTGTAACTGTTTCTGCTTCTACCGCAGGTTTACAGGGTATTCCTGGTGCGACTGGGGCTGCTGGGGCTAGTTATACGCCTGGTGATCCAATTTATGTTACTGTCCGTAATGCGACTGGTTCAACATTGGCTAAGGGCAGTATTGTTTATACTTCTGGCGGTAATGGCACGCATACGCAGGTTAGCCTTGCTTTAGCCACTTCTGATGCTACTTCGGCACGCGTTTTAGGTTGGTTAAGTGAATCTATTGCTAACAATGCTTCAGGATTATGCCAAGTTGAAGGTTATTTAGATGGCATAAATACTCAAGGCATTACTGAAGGCACTCAACTTTATTTATCTGGCACTGTCGTAGGTTCATTTCAAACGGCTAAACCGCAAGCACCTGTTCACCTAGTTTATGTGGGTGTAGCAGTTAAGGCTTCTGCCGGTAATGGTCGTGTTTATGTGAAAGTTCAGAATGGTTATGAGCTTGATGAGTTGCACGATGTTCAAATTATTTCTAAAGCAGATCACGATGTTATTCAATATGATTCTGCTTCTACCCTTTGGAAGAATGTTGCTGCAACTGCTTTATCTGTTGGGACTGCCACAACTATTTCAGGCAGTATTACGCGCAGTCAAGTTTCAGACTTTACTTCAGGCACAGTAACTTCAGCCAATACAGCAGGAACAGCGACTTACGCCACAACATCGGGAACTGCGGTTTCTATTAGTGGATCAATAACTAAATCTCAGGTTAGTGATTTTACTTCGGGAACTGTTGCTGTTGCTACAACTGCAACTTCTGCAACTTCTGCGACAACTGCCGGCACAGCTACATACGCTACAACTTCAGGAACTGCTGTAAGTATTTCAGGGTCAATAACTAAAAGTCAGGTAAGCGATTTTACTTCGGGAACTGTCGCGCAGGCAACTAATTCTTCTACTGCTGTTTATGCGACTACTTCAGGCACAGCTACTTATGCGACTACTTCAGGAACTTCTGTAAGCATTTCGGGAAGTATAACTAAAAGTCAAGTTTCAGATTTTACTTCTGGAACAGTTACCTATGCGACTACTTCAGGCACAAGCGTTTCAATTTCAGGGTCTATAACTAAATCTCAAGTTAGTGATTTTACTAATGGAACTGTTGCTCAGGCAACTAATGCTTCTACTGCTACTTATGCGACAACGGCAGGCACTTCGGTAGGTGTTTCAGGTTCGGCAATTACACGCTCACAAATCTCGGATTTTGCTTCTGGAACTGTTGCTGTTGGAACTGCTAACGCTTTACTTGCTGGGGCAAACACTTTTACTGCTGGGCAAACTATTAGTAATGGAACTGCTGCTTCAACTGCTTTAGTTGTTATTTCTGGAACTGCAACAAACAAGGCTGTTGTTGTTCGTGGTGCTGCAAGTCAATCCGCAAACCTAGCTGAATGGCAAACTTCGGCTGCTGCTACTGCCGCCTTTATGTCTGCTACTGGTGGTTTAACTGCTGCTTCTCTAACTACTGCTGGAACAGTAACTTTCACTGGATCAGTTGCTGCTTTGATTACTGGTGGAACTGCTGGAACATCAGGTCAGGTTTTGACTTCTGCTGGTACAGGTGCTTCACCTACTTGGTCTAGCGTTTCTGCTTCTACTGCTTTGACTGCTGGAACAGCCTTTTATGCGAACACTTCAGGAACTGCTACTGCTGTTTCAGGTTCGGCAATAACGGAAAGTCAAGTTGTAAATCTTGTTTCTGATTTGGCTGCTAAAGCGCCTATATCTTATGTCTATACTTCTAGCGCAGTAATTACAAATTCATTTCCTAGCACTACTACTGCTATCAGCGTTTTTGGTGGAACAGCCACACCTACTTTTGGTTTTACTGTGTCTAACGATTCAACTTATGAATATGAGTTTTATGGCTATTTACAGCAAACAGGCGCACTTAGCTCACAAACGCCTACTTGGTCTATCGGATCTACTGCTGTAACGCTTTCACCTGTGGTCGCTCACGTTACAGATTTTGGGTTTACAACAAATACAACTGGTTTGACTACTACCGCAACTTTATCTAAAGCTAGAACTACTACTGGTGTTGCTATGACTGCGATTACTACTGCTAGCAGATATTATGATGTTGTTGCTAAAGGCATTATTAGGGTTACAGGAACAGGAACAGTGAAACTTTATCCTGCACTTTCGGCAACTGTTAGCGTAGATAATGTTTGGACTTGGCGAGATGGAACAACTTTTAAACTTACTTATATTGGTAATGCAACTGCTACTGCGATTGGAACATGGTCATAATGGATGAAATAAAGGATTTACTTAGTGCTTGGGCTAATGATGGATATCCTAATGCTGGTGCTTTGTATTCTGCACATCAAGCAATTCTTTTACTTGTTGCTAGGGTTGAATCTCTTGAAGCACAAGTTGCTACGCTGTCTAACAACTAATTTTCTATAACTGTTGCTCAGATAAAATTGTGGTATGACCGCAATCTATATTGAACCTTTTAACCCTAAACTTCGTGGCGATGAGTTCGGCAATCTAGCTGCTTATCGTAATGGTAGGCCACATCGCGGGCAAGACTGGCATCCTGCTGAGAAATCTCCGATTCACGCTATTACTGATGGCACTGTGTTTATCAATGAGTGGAGTGCAGTTTTGGGTTGGTTTGTTGTTCATTCTGCTAAAGATGGAATGTTTGTGCTTTACGCTCATTTGGCTAAACAGTCTGAGTTGAAGAAGGATGAAAAAGTTGTTGGCGGTAAGACTGTTATCGGACTTGTGGGTGGCGGTAAGAATACGCCTTCAGGTTCAGCTTCTACCGGTGCACATCTACATCTAAGTATTGGTAAGGCTAATAAGTCTTGGAGTAATCCTGCTATTCATTTGGCTGCTTATGAATCGCTTGTTGATCCACTGAAACACATTCTCGAAAATAAGGGGTAGGTATGAAGCCTGTTGGAAATGTTTTGCTTAGAGTTCTTGCTACTTTTGTTGCTTCAGCGTTAGGTGTGATTGGTGCAGGAAGTTTGGGTGGTGTTGCACCTGCTACTGCTGCTGCTATTGGTGGGATTCTTGCTGTCGCTAAGGTGATTGAGAAATTGTCTTTGGCTTTCCTTGAAGATGGCAAATTGACTCAAAATGAGATTAACGCTGCTTTTCAGCAGTCTGTTCAGTTGAAGAATGTGAAGCCTGAGCCTAAAGACTAATAATGAAATCTAAGTTTCTTGTTACTGTTTTCTTTATTTTGGCTTTTACCTTTTGGCCTTTGACTATTGCTCACGCTGACCCTAATGGGTTAAAGGTTGAAGTTTATACTTACGATCCGCAGGCGCTTCCTGAAATGCAACCTTATGAGCTGTGTGATTCTGCTTGGGTGAGTGTAGCCAATATTGATGTTGATTGGGGTGGCGATATTGTTGCTGACTGCCAGGCTGACTTTGTGCTTATTCATTATTCGGGTTACATCACTTCGCCTATTACTGGGGATGTTAGGTTTCAGTCGTGGGCTGATGATGGGTTTTACATGTCTTTTGATGGTGTGCCTGTTATTGAGAATTGGTGGCCTAAAGGCTGTTCAGGTGATAGTGCGCTTGTTTCTATGACTGCTTATGTTTCAGTGAAGTTTGATGCTTGGTGGTATGAATATGGTGGGGGTGCTTGTAATCGCTTGTATTGGGATGTTCAGGATGGTTTGAGTGTTGTGCCTGAGTCTGCTTTTAGTCAAGATGTTGTTTTTCCGCCTGTTGTTGCGCCTAGTTTGAGTAAGCCTTTCGATGTTGAAGGTGTAGCTGATGGCACGACTGTTGATTTGGTTTGGAGTAGTTTTGTTGAAGATACTGCGCTTGAGCATTATGCGGTTATGTGGACTTACGCTGATTATCCTGGTTGGGGCTTTTCTGCTTTTCAGCCTTCTGCTTCTGTTACAGGGCTACCTGAAGATACTGATGTTGTTTTTAGGGTTAGAGCCGATAACGATTCTTTAGGTGTTTATTCTGAATACAGTGATCCGATAACTGTTCATACAGGCATAATTGATGTCCCTATTCCTGAACCTACTGTGCCACCTGTTATTCCTGTTATTCCTGACCCGCCTGTTATTCCTGACCCGCCTGTTATTCCTGACCCGCCTGTTATTCCTGAACCCCCTGTAATTGACCCTGTAACGCCTGTTGAGCCTGTTTTACCGCCTGAACCTACACCTACCCCTGAACCTGTTGTTGAGCCTGTGGTAGAGCCTTTAGAGCCTGATTTGCCTATTGTTGAACCTATTTTGCCTACACCTGAAGAAGCGCACCAGATTTTGCTTGAAACTTTACTGGCTGAAGCTCAAGCCGATGATTTGCAAATACCGGAAGAAATAGCAAATATTCCTGTTTTAGGGGCAACTATTGTGGCTTTGACTGATGCTTTGAACTTTGTTGGAAATGTTGGGGCAGATATGAGTCCTAAAGTTCGTGCTCAAGCGAAGAAGGAAGTTGTTGCTGCCATCGTGCTAACTCAGATTAGCCAATTTGCGACTATCCAATCTCTTGCTTCAACTCAATCTTCTGCTAGTTCAGGTTCTAGTGGATCAAGTTCAAAAACAAGGAGAAATAAAGAATGAACTTTCTAAAAGATGTTGTAAATCAGATTTGGACTTTACTAGGTATGTTGATTGCCTGGATAGTTTTAGAGGGAACTGCTAAAACAGTTATCGGCTATTGCATTATTGCAAGTGTCGCGATCTGGTTTGTTACTTACCCGATTCGTAGAGATAAAGATTAGTCGTTTCGCTCAAGTTTGAGTTTGCGCCTTTGTTTAGGTGTTGTGCCACCCCAAATACCATAATCTTCAAACATCCCTACTTTCAGGCATTTATCTATTACAGGGCATCTCATACAAATTTGTCTTGCAGTGGAGATAGCCAAGTTATACATACTCCCTGAGCCTGCACCATTAGCGTTACCGCCTCGACCAACAGGAATAACCCATTCTTCGGGAAAGAAAACATCTGGCACTTGCTCACATTCGACACCACCATTATCAATGATTGCTTCATGTAGGGCGATAGTCAATCTGTCGATTCTAAGTTTGTCGGCGGTCATAAGTAAAGTCTAGTTATGACTAACAACAATATAGATAATCTGCTTCCTAATGCTGTGAGCTTAGGAGTATTTGTAAATAATTCACCTGAATGGCATGCGCTCAGAAATGAGAAAGGCACTA